GTTTTATTTACATTTGTAAATTCATTATAAATAGTAGCATTTCCATTAAACGTATATGACCCAATATCTGGGGCTGTATTATTTGATTCTGTAGAACTTTTAATATTTACTAAAATAGAATCTAAGTCTTGATTAATTTTTAATTGAATTATGTCTTGTTCTATTTGTTTATTATTTGTACCATTTAGTAAGATATTTCTTAAAGTACAGCCATATTCAATGCCATTTTTAGATGGAATGGGCGCCCAATCTATTTTTTCAAATATATTTTCTATTTCTTTCTTATTTAAAAATAACTTATTAGCTAGTGCATCTAGTATTTTAATAAATTTATTAAAAGATTGAAGTTCTAACAAGCTTCTTTTACCAAGTGTAGTTTTAAAATTTAATACAACTTCATTTAATGAATCATCTGCGTCTGTTTGAAAGCTAATAAAATCAATGATTTCAGTAACAAATGATGAATTATCTACAGTGGTAGAGGCATTATTAGCTGAATCGCCGCATCTTAATGAAATTATTTTTTCAATTAAAGGACGTTTTAAAAATTTGCCAGGCTTAATGGCTGCGTCTGTATTATCTTCTAAAAATGGAGCACATATTGAGTTTTCACAAGGTGTAACTGTAAGCTCTATTCTTGGATCCACTATAAGTGGCTTAATACAATGTTTAACTTGAGAAAAGTTAATAGTTGGAGCTGTGCCAGCCGAATCAGGATATAATTTTTTAAAATTATACACAGTGGAAGTATCATTTGAATATGTATTTGATACTGTGTTAAACACTCCTTCAGATAAGTTTGAAAATATAGTTGGATTTATACCAATCCAAGCTGATCTAGCAATTGCATTATTATCTTGTTTAGAAAATACATTTAACATATTTTTAACATATAACTCTCTTTCATTCATTGCATTATAGGTTGCAATATCAATTGAGTTAGCAATATTTTCTAAGTTTTTAATTAAATTTTCATCTAAATTTAAAGATTTATCGTAGCCAGGATTATGAATTAAGTTATTAAAGATAATTGGAAAACCAATCATTCTATAAAAAGCATGACATCTACTCTCTTGCTCATTACGTGGAACAGGTCCATTTAACAATGCAGTTAAGCTATTTGCTTTAGTTATTTTACCTTTTACTAATATTTGGTTTGATATAGGTGAGAAATGACTTCTATACTTATCTATTTCTTTTATATAATTATTGTAAAGTTTAGTAATGTCAATATTAGTGATATCTTGGTCATCACCAAACACTGATTTGTCTAAAGGAGTTTTTGTAGCCATTATGAAATTACTCCGTTAGATCCAGAGCTGACATCAGTATAATCTCTTCTTGGTTTACCATCATCTGTAAGCATATCTGAGCCAATGAATTCATATGATAATATTTTTTCTTCAACTGTAATTGCTGAACCAAGATCAGTTGGTATGGTTAAAGTTGAAATGGTTTTACCATTAACAATTGCTTTGGCTGTACCTTTTCCAGAAACATCACTGCTAATTGGTGAAATAAATTCTCCAGTTTCAAGATTATAAGTAAAATCTTTAAATGTACCAAAAGTTGCATTCATAGTTATTTTCTTAGCTATCTCAGAAGAGACGGATGCTGGTAAAGATTTTGCTATTTCATTATTATTTTTATCTTTTAATATGATTTTAGCTTGAATTTCATTATTCACAAACTGTAATGTTGGAACTAAAGCAAAGGAACTATTATAAGGATCATATGCAGCAAGTATTGCATCTATTAGAGATAACACTGAAGAATCTTTTAATGTTCCTAAACATGAGCTAATTTCTGCAGAAAAAGTAGCAACACTCTCTACTGATACATTAGATATAAACTTATTTATTGCAGCGTCTAAACAAATATTGGTTGCATTAATATCTGGAAGCTTAGTTAATAGAGTTTCTAGTATTGGTTGAATGCTAGCTAAGTTAGCAGAAACAGTCGCATTAATTGTATTTTTATCTATTGCAACATCAGGCATACAGCCAAGTGTAATTAGATCATAATTAAATAATACATCATGGTTTATTTTTAATGAGTATAAAGAATCTCCATACTCATATCCATCTAGTGGATTTAAAATAATTGGGGGAGTTAAGTCTTGTTCAGGCAAGTGTATTAAAGTATTTAATGTAGCTTGTATACCGTCTAACATAACTGGCGTAACTCCATCTTTTTCATATACTAAACCACCAGTGAGATCAAATACGCCAGTTGGTTGACTCACTTGTCCATTTTGATAATCTAAATTATAATTTGTTGGAGGATTGGTTACTATACAGTTTTTAATAACAACTTTTCTTGTACCAAGTGTGTCTATACGACTAAAATCATTTGGATTATAGTTGATACTAATATCAATTGCATATGGTACACTGTTGGCTTTTGATGTTTTATCAAATACAGTGCCATCTGGAAAAAATACTTTATCGGATCCCTCAGGTAAATCATATGCATGAGTAATATTATAAAAATATTTTTGAATGGTTTGATAGCCATCCCAATATTGCCAACTTTCATTTCTCAATGTAGAATATTCTACTGTAATAAATGAAGTTCCTGGAGTGCTAACAGAAGATGTTAGTTTATTTAAGTATTTTAATGTTCCACTTGTACCATTATAGATTGTGTTCTTGAGATAAGCTGGACAAACCTCAGCATCACAACAATCAAAGTCATCACCAGTACCAGATTCACATGGTGGGATTCTAAATGATTTTGTTAATATAAAGTTTATTAATTCAAAGATAACAATGAAAGGTGATAATATCAAAAACAAATTTTGAAGATCACAAATTAAATTGCCTATTTTTTTAGTAATAGAAAGAATAGAATCTGCATCAGCTTGATCAACTGCCTTGGTTAATAGCTGAACATTTTCTAAAATTGTTGTAATAAAATCAGCTACTTGGGCAATAATATACTCTATTAAAGCAATGAGCAAAAGTAATAATGAAATTATCATTACTAATAGAGCAAACTGTGGAAATAATGCAAGAAAATCAGGTATACAAACTCTAAATAATCTTCTTATGGCTTTAACAAGCTTAAATGGATTTTTTAAAGAACATAATACTTCTATTATACACAGAATTATGTTTAATACTGGAAGAAAGAAAGTGTATAAATATAAAAATGGTGTAAATTTTTCTAATAATGAAATTACTCCATCTAAAAGAGATCTTGAGTATTCAGGACTTAATAGTGGTTTTAATGTGCCAGGTGGTAACGCTAAAGATAATAGATCAAATATTGATTTTAAATTAGGCATATCGGTACTAGGACCGAAAGGTGGAAATGGTACTTTAGGCGCAACTATCCCGCTTGGACTTCCAATTGGTGGTGGATTAACTACTGGATCTGTTACGCACGCTGCCATTTAATTATTCTTCGCCTGGTAGTTTTGTTTCAAAAGTTCCCACAGTCTCTTCTATATCTAGATTTTTCTTTATTTCATTTTCTATTGTATTAGATAAATATTCAGCCACTTGAGAGATCTTAACAAGATCTGGATTTTCTATATTGTAGAATGAAATAATATTAGAAGCAAATCTACATACTCCATGATAAATATTTTCTTTCAATTCTTCAGAAGAAAATTCATTATTGTCATAAACAAAAGAATTATTATACAAAATACCCTCACCTATTGCAGCTATTTTGGTTAGCCCTAACTCTTTAGCTTCTTCAACTTGAGCTTTTAATCTTTCTTCTGCTATTTTATTAAGTTTTTTCATATTGCTCCACCTTTTTTCCTAACAAGTCTTCTATTTAAATATAATTGATCTGATTCTATATTAATATCACCAACAGATCTAAATGTCATGCCTTCATTTGCATACATGGTAATTTTCCCAGGAGTAGATACTGTAATTCCTTCATTATCTATTCTAAATACTGAAACCACATTCTTATTTATATTAAATACTTTAAGATCAAAAGCTCCAGCTCTATGAGTGAGATTATCTAAATCTTTAAATCTTGTATCTTCATTTGGGGTTGTGCCACCAATTTCTATATAGAAATCACCATCTAATGAAAGCCCTGCCGAGATATTATTTTTATCTCTTCCAATGTTGCCTATCAAGCCACCTTGAGTGTCTAAAACTAATGATTGTCTATTAACTGTATTAGCACCAATGTTTAAATCTAAAGATCCATCTAAATTAATAGATCCTGAACGACCGCCAGCATTGGCTGATGCACCAACAGCTTTAATAGAAGAGGCGATAACATCTTTAATAGATACTATTCTTCCCAATGTAAAAGATGTAGTTGGGATATATTCATCTACATCTAATGTAGATGCTTGAGAAGCTCTAAGTGTTGATGTAACATTATGATAAGCTGTACCCCAACCTAAATAAGATGATGATAATCTATTTAATGGTGCTTCATTGCTTGAAGAGCTAGAATCAGTTAATTTAACAACACTAGATACAGAGCTAATTGGCTCTAATAAAATATCAACATTATCTGAGTTAAATACTAAGTCATCTGGATTATTTGATTTTGGATTAGGATATACTGTTGTAAAATTTTCATAGCGAGTTAATAAAGGAACATTTCCTGTTTCACTTGTGGCAGGTATATTAATTTTAAACATACCCTCTTTATCAATATCAATAAACATTCTAGATCTATTTCTAGAATAATTATCAGTTGCATTTACATTAGGTGGTCCTTCCGTTGACTTTCTAGCATTAAGTTCCCAGTGTAAAGCTAAAGATTTTCTTTGTAACTCTCTTATTTTTTTATAAGAACTATTGCTAGAATTAATAGAAGTTTTTATAGTTTTAGCTGATAACTCTTCTGATTGACCAATTGGTATAATATTTCTATTAATATCTATTAGATTACCATAAATATCTACAACTGTACCAGATATACTTTCAATTAAATAATTAGGTTCCACCAAGCTAAGTGATAATGTATCAGCTCTACTTTTACGTCTAGATAAAATATTAGTATCTACATTATTTGATTTATTCTTTTTATAAAGCTCTATTTCATTTAGTTCATTAGATACATCATAAGAGTAAGCAAATTCATATGTAAGCTTTCTGTTTTCAACAAATGGTGGATTCTTAACAGAGTTACCAAAATTAGATTGGCTTAAATATGTCTTGGGATCCATTGAAATAACTTTCAATGTATCATCATACTCATGACTGGTTAGTCTAAGTGATGAAGCCATATTTAAATTCGGTTTGATATCTCTTTTAACAACACCAGATATTTCTCTAGAAGACTCTGTAAACTTTAAGCTAGTATCAAATGTATTTGAGGCAAGACCTCTATTAGCATCAAAATTATAATAATCTTCTTTACTGCCAATAAAAATACCATCAGTTAATGATACTTTAACAACATTATTTTCGCCAGCAGTAATGTAATAATTACCTGAATCAAGATCTTGTAATTTAGCATTTTTAACACTATAAACAGAAGTATAATTTCTGACCATAGTTGATAAAACATAATAAGACCCACCTTCTGCTTGGAGAATAATTACAGTGGTTCCAACTTCAGGAGCGCCACCAGCAAATACTCCATCAGAAGAATAATAAGATACAGGTAATTGGGCTTTTACAGTTTGTTGATCTGCCACTAAAGACGGATTTAATGAAACTTCCACAGCATATTCATTAGGAATAACTTTTTTAATTGTTCCTATTGAAAGTAAACCTGGAGTTCCATTTGTGCTGCTTATTTTAGGAGGCATTATTAACTCTTTTTAAACACTACCCAACAATCTATAACGTTATTATATATAAATTTATCTACATTTTTTACTTTTTGTGCTGGATTATTAATAAAAGATGAGTTAATTGTGTCACTATCTGCAACATTTAATCTTGATAGATAAAAAGATTTACCAGAACAGTATCTAATTGGATCTGTTGCAAGGTCTACTTCTACAACAGAAATTCTAGATGCATCAATTGTTTTTAAATCTTTGAATGCGTCATTGCTTGTTAATGTGATTTTTCTAGTTAACAAATCTTTTACTGTATTAGCTTGGCTTAATAGTGTAGCATTAGATGATTTATAACTACCATCTTTTGCTTTTGAATTATAATATATTCTTATTTCAACTACAGGATTATAGTTGTCTTGAATTAATGATGTGGCATTATTTCCTTGTGATGAAATGGCTTGCAATTGACTAATGTTTGATTCAGCATATTTATTTGAGGTTGAATCAATTATAGAATCTGCGCCATAACCATTTCTTGATTGATTATCAGCATTACCAAGAATTACGCCAAGATGTGTTTGGTTAGTAGTATTATCTTGACGATGATGATAATAATTGGCCATATTTTTATTTTTATATAAAATTTTGCCAACTATATCTAATGGTGTAGGAATATATTCCCCTGGGTTATGACCATAGCTAAGGCTTAATGTTGTGGAAAAGCTACCTTCATTTCCAAATGAATGAGATACTTGTTCAACATAAAACAATAAGTCTCTATCTTCTATATATACAACATCTCCAACTTGCATATATTCACTGCCAGCAATTGATACTTTGCCTTGTAGTATGCTACCTCTAGCAATGTTTAATAACATAACAGCATATGGAGCTAGTTGAGTCTCTGGATTCGTTAAAAATGGAGCATGAATCGAATTTGGCGATCTAAAGCCATACATTTTAAACAAATCATAATCTATTGCTTGAGCGGATGTAATTGCATTACCACCATTTTGAAATGAGTTTAAATCTGATGGCAAATCACCTTGCGCTATAAATCCATCACCATAAGATCCAGACACTTCTACTGTTGTGAATTGTGGTGGGTTTTCTGACAAGTCAATAGATTTAATTTGTACAGGCTTAATAATAAATCTTTGTCCTGAGCCTGGACCAAAATCGTCATATGTTTCATCTTCTATCATATGCTCAAAATTTTCTGGAATATGAGAGTTATTAGTTAAATTAGGAGCTAATATATTAGTTGCAATATTTGAGTTATCTAAATTAAGCCCCTCTTTTAAATTAACCAAAGCTTTAGAAGCTATTTTTATATTACGTTGTCTTTCTTCAACAGACTGTTTGATTTTATCTAAAATTCCAAGTAAGTCTTTATATGCAACTCTGCCTGTAGCAAGTATTAAAGTTTGTCCATTTGTGGTGGCATATAAACTTGTTAAATCAATTTTTTGACCTTGATAAGCTGATATTCTATCTTGTAATAATTGTACTCTAGCTGAATTAACTCCATTTTGTAATACTTCAACACCAAGAGATTCTTTTCCGCCAGGATTTCCATTATTACCAAATAGATAATTTTTTCTTTTAACAACGTCAAATAAATTATTAACTGAAGCTTGGGTGTTTACTACAGTAGAAACATCACTTATACTTGCATTAGTTGTTTTAAATAATGTTTTATTTGAAACAGGTATTATTTTATTTTTAATATCTTGTTTAATGTCTGGATTGCTTTCTGTGAATATTTTAAATGATGAATCTCCACCTAATATTCTGCCACTGTTTTCATTTGATAAAAATGAGAAACCTGCGCCACCACTTACTGATGATTTTAATAATGCTTCACAATCAGAATCAAAAGCTTTTCCTAATAATGCACAATACAATCTAATCAAGTCTTCTGTAAACTCAATTTGTTTAAATAGTGTATCTAATTGTACAGCATAGAGTTTTTCTAAAAATTCTGGAAATACTTGTATGCCCTTATCTTGTTTTTGTTTTAACAAATTAGAGAATACTGAACTGGGGACTTTATTATATTGAGGAGATCTAATTTGTATGTGTCCCTGAGAATCAGCGAATACCTCTAAATTTAATAGCTTAGCTGTATCTGTAATAAACTGTGATACAGTATTAAATTGACTTTGGAATAGTGAAAATTGATTTTGAAAACTTTTTTCATAAGCCATTAAATCATAGTCTTTATCAAAAGAATCGTCTATGATAACAAGATTGATGTCTTCATTTGCTTTAACTTTCCATGATAATCTTTGAGTTAAGAAGTTAACCTTTTTTCTAAGCTCTTTTCTTAATTGTTTATTTTTTTCTAGAGATGTATTTGTGTTAATATAATTATCAGTATTAACAGAAATATCATCTCCAATTACAGATAAATAATTTTTTGGATCACTTATGATAGAGTTATAATCATTTTTTTCAATATCTGATATCTCTTTATCCAAATCAGTAATCTTTGATTTTAATTCAGATATTGTTTGAGCTAATTTACTCTTAATGGTGCTATTTCCAACTACTGGATTTTGAATATCTTCTAGTGCTAAAACTTTATCGCTAAATTCAGCTCTTTCATTTATTTTTTCTTGAAGTCTTTTATTAAAATTTAAAGCTGATGTTTGATTAGATATCATTCTAGATACATCTGCTTCATTTATAGATAATTTCTTAAATGGAGTAAAGTTTCCATAAAGATAATTTCTCTTTTTTAAATTATTTTCTAACGCTCTATAATAAGAAACTGAAGGATCTTCACCTGTTGTTGCGTCTCTTTTATAAGTATCAAAATTAATAACAGTTTTATAATAATTTATAAAATTATGTGGCTCACCAGTTATTAATAATGATAATACATCAATAACACTTTGTCCAGCAAATGGATCTTTAGTTGTTGAAACTGCTGAAGGTGAGGCTTCTAATAATTCTGTTGAATTATTAAATTGAACTAATGTGCCAATACCTTTTTTAAATTTATAAACGAATCCATCTGGATCATAAAATGTTCTAATCATATTGAGATTAGATTCTTTAGTATAATCTCTATTAAAATTTAATGAAGAAGGAATAGCTCCAGCTTCAGGGCCCATTTTGTAAGATACGAAGTCTGAATTATCAAGTAAAGCTTGATTTTCAGGTAATAATTTTGGCTTATCGTTTGTGATACCAAGAACAGTATCATATTTAATATCAAATGGAGTTAATGGATCATAAAAACTACCATTGAATACATCTATTGATGGTTTCATATTTACTTGGCCAAGACCAAAGTAATAAGTATTATCTTTACCACCAATACTAACAGAATAAGCTCCAGAGCTTGAACTATATGATCCGCTAACTGAATCAACAACTCCAGAAAATATTTGAGGACCCGATGTTTGATTAACGAATGTTGAGCGCAACATTGGCCATAGCCATGATGGAAAATCTGGGCCAACTATAATTGATTTTTCAACATCCAAATAGTTATTTGGTAAAAAGCTATTTTTAATTAAATCAACCGTGTTATTACCAAATTGTAAAAAGCTTAATGCATTAAAGTTTGATTGAAGGCCTTTACTTATTTTCGAATCTATTTCAGATTTAGAAGAAGCATATATATGGACAGTATCCATAGGATTGATAATATATTTGCCTTTATATTGCAAAAATAATTCTTTTCTAATAGTGTTTAAATTCTTATTATAAGATTTAACATTTTTATCAATAGAGTTAATACTTGAAACTATAGTAGCACAAGTTTCTATAATTGAAATAAATTTTAAAGCTTCAGTTTGTGTAAATGCTTCTTTTGGATTTATACCAAAATTTGTTAAATCATTATGTTTATCATTTGACTCTAAAAATATAGGGTCGATATCTGATATTTGTAACTTAAATTTAAAGTCAAAATTAATTTCAAAAGCGTTTACTACAGCTTTTACTGGTTTACCAATAAAAGAATTTGGATTAATGTAATAATTAATAGGAGAAGCCCCTCTACTAGCTCTTATTGAATTTAGTTCAGATATTTTTTGATCTTTAATTAAATTTAATTGTTCTTGACCAATTTGTAATAGTGGGCTTGTTCTAGTTGGTGTGAATGTATCTGATAACGCCTTCTCAATATCATAAGGTGTTATGAACATTAAATTATATGGATCAGAAAAATTTACACTAAATGATCCAGAATTAAACCCTAAACCAAGATTAGTAGATAAGGTTGTAAAATTTGTTAATTCAAAAACGCCTGTGCCTTGACCAAGTTTTGTATCATAAAGTTGATTATTAGGCACAAACCATTTAGATAAAATATTTTCTTTATTGTAAGCTTGTACTTGCTTTAATTTATTTAATATGCCAATAAAAGATGATAGATCATTATTAGCAGATCCATTAATTGCAAACATGTTATTTGCAGCATCTATAATTGTTGGAATTAAGGCTTCATGGATGTAGCCCATTGTTACAGAAACTTTATTTATTTTAACAAGCTTCTCAAAATTAGCTATTTGATTTATTTTATTTTGAAATAAATTTTTGGTAGCTCTTATTGTAAGGAGTTCTTCTTGTGAAGAAGCATCAGGTCTATAATTTTCTGCTAATGAACTAAATGCCCTTTTTTTAATGACAACAGACGCAGATGGTTGCTGCATTAATATTTCTAAATCTCTTTGTTTAAAATTAAATTGATTTAAGCTATAAAAACCAGCTTCTGTATATGATCTTTTTTCAGATTGATCAATTTTCTTTGAAAAATCTCCTAGTTTTCCAAATCTTTGAGGAGATCCATCTTTTTGAATTAAATCTAATGTTTCTAAACGATTATTACCAAGGAATTGTTTTTCAATCATTCCTCCTAAATTATTAAATACATTAGGCTTGCCATCTAAAAAACTCATATTACTTTAATCTTGTTTGAGGGTTATTACTTAATGGAGATACAACTCCACCAATTTGTCCAGACGCACTAACTTGAGTTGGTTTAACCATATCAGGATAAGTGCCATAAGACATTGGATTTCCAAATGTATTTTCTGTGCCCCAATTGCTTGCACCATCTTTCGCACTTTTTTGCCATGGAAATTCATTTACTCTATATCCACGTCTTTGTGTTGCGGTGAACTGAATATTATAATCAAACATTCCTAAATTATTAACGCTTTCTGTTACTCTAAAAGTATTAAAATAACCTCTATATATCCAGCCGCTATAATACATTTCTGTAGTAAAAGCTAAATTAGCTAATGAAGGTATATTTCTTGGTAATATAAATTGAGTATTATTATTTAAACCTAGAGTACCACTAGCTAACTCTCCAAAACCATTACCAGAAAACTTTTGTGTAATATAATTGCCAATATTTTGAGCAGAATTTATAGAACCCATAGTTAAACCTAAATTATCAAAGACAAATTGTTCAGATCTATATATTTCATATAAAACGTTAACACCTTCAATACCAGATGAGCCTGTAGTTCCATCAATATCAATTGTTGTTAGTTCTTCGCCCCAATATTGTAAAACATAACCACCTTTAGTTCTTTCTTTTTGTATAATTTTAGAATCGCTATATCTTATATTTTGTGGATTAATATACATATTCACAATACCAATCTCAGGTACAAACCATGATATTGTTTTTCTTAATTTAGTGCCATATCTTTCATTTTGAACTTTTGAAGATGGCAGTCCTGTATTATCTGCACTAGGAATAGCTCCAGTTTGCGCAAAATCTTGACCTGTCAATGATGCAGCTGAATTATAAATATCATTGACACCTTGCCCAACACCAGATAATATATTTCTTAAAGTCATTTTGCTATATTTAATGTCTTATTATTTTAAGATGGAGTTAATTTATATCCGCTTGCACTAGTATTTTTATTATCTGGTTCGCCATTCATTGTTAATCCACAATTAATACAAATACCTTTTACATTAACATGAACATCTTGTGGTGGGGCTTGTCCAGGATTTGTATTTGGTTGAAAGCCAGTTATAGGTTGTTTATTTGAATTATCAATAATTTCAGGAGATACTAATGCCTTTTGTTTTGGCATTGAGTTAATTGGTGGTAAAGATTTTTTTGGCGTTGGCTTAGGTGCTGCTGGTTTAATTGAATCTTTTGTTTGAGCTGTAATAGCATTAGCACCCATTCCAGCTTGTGTTCCAGTTTGTGAAACAGTTACTGCATTATAATCTTCTATTGTAGAATTTTTTGTACCATATGATTTTGCGTAATCCTGCATTGTTGATTTTTGTTGATTATAAATTTGTTTATAATAAGGATTATCTGTTCCTATTTCTTTCTTAACAATACTCATTGCTTGAATATCTGAAGCTGTTGCTATTCTGTCTAAAAAAACAATTGAAGCATCTAGTGCTGAAGCATTTCTTTCTTGTATAGAATTACCTCTACTAATTTGCTCAGCCATTGCATCTTGACCCGATTTAATTATATTTCCAGTTTCTTTACTGAATGAAGCGCCTGTAGCCATTGCATCTAAAATTCTAGACGCCTCTTCATCATTTTTAGCTAATCCACCAAATGCACCACTCTTAAGCATTGCTTGTTGCTTGAATCTTTGAGCCGCTAATTCTGGACTTTGTGAGGCTTCTTGTAAAGAAACAATTTTACCACCAATTTGTTTCTTAAGAGTGCCCTCAACCATTTTCATGACTTCATCCATTTTACCTTCACGCATTAGCTTCTCTATTTGAAAAGCTCCTTGAAGACCTCCTGGACCACCTGAACGAGCAGAAATAAAAGCTTTAGTACCTATCTCTAAATTTTTAACATTATTAATCATTCCAGCAACCAAATCACTAGATGCTTTGGCACTTAATCCCGTTTCTCTTAATGCAGGAACGAAACGAGCCATTGCTCTAGTAGCAGCTTCAGTATTATCACCAATATATCTAAAATTAGTTGCAACTGTTTTTAATGTTGATTCAACATCAGTTAATCTAATTCCTAAAGAATTACTTGTTTCAGAAATTAATGCTGTGAATTTTAAAGCTTTTTCTCCTGATAAACCAAGTTCATCATATGCAGTTTTTAAATCATCAAGAATATCATTGAATGATCGACCAGAGCCAGCGGCTAATCTTAATACAGCATCAAAATTATTAATGCCACCAGCAGCCACTATTGTTTGATCTAATGCACCAGGAATTGTTTTGCCAAACATTGCAGCCATTTCTGCAAGTTTTTCTGGTAATAATCCAGTTGTAATGGCAAGATTTTGAGTTAACGATGCCATTTGCAAAAGACCAGTTTGTAATTTGGTCGAATCTACAGCTGCACCAGTAAACGCTTTACCTAATTGACCGGAGGCAGCAGCTATTTGCATAAATGCTGTTTCAGCTTTTCTTGCAGAGTCAGCTTTTTCAGCAAATCTTTGAAGCAAAGCAATGCCACTTGCTGCTGATTGTCCTAACATACTGCCAAGTTTACCACCTGATGCTTTTTCTAATGCAGCGCCTAATCCTGGCACTACGCCAATTAAATCTTGAATAGTGCTTTTTGTATTTCCAAATCTACTTTTTAATTCTAATAATTTTTCACTATAGCCAGTAAAAGAAACTTGACCTTGATCTAAGTTTTTAGATAATCCTTTAAAAACATCACTTGATCCTATAACTGTTCCAAGACCTAAGAATGTATTTTTTAAACTATCAGCAGATATTCCTAATTTATTTAAAGATTCTTGACTTTCACCCGCAGAAAGAGATAATGAACTTAAAGCGTCTTTACCTTTATTTAAAGATGAAACCATATCATTTAATCTTAAAGAAGCTTCTTTAGCTTTTACAATAAATGATTCATTAGATGAATTTAAATCATCTAACTCTTCTTTGGTTGCTTTAATAGATTTTCCAGCTTTATCAAAACTTTCTGAAACTTTTGGATCAACTGGTGTGATGGGTGGGTCAGCCATTATTTAATAACTCTTCGTTTCTTGTTTTTTGGAATTAAGGTATTATTATCAATATCTTGCTCATTATATGCCTTAATTTTCTTCCAAGTTTCTTCAAATTCTTCATCTGTAGAAGAGTATTTGTCATCAGATAACATTTGCTTAGCTGCTTCTGGATTTGTAAATGAGCCAACAAGAATTCCATGTTGTTTTAACAACTCATATTCTTCTTTTTGATCTTCAAGCCAATTCGCATACATCCAATATTTTAATATTGGATTTAATTCATTTAATTGCTCTGAATCAGGAAGACATTTTAAATATTTAGCCAGATACCATTTAAAACGGTGTTCTGGCTCATTTATTATTTTTTTAAGTCTTCGAGAACCTCTTTAACGTCTTCGTCAGATTTTAAAGCGTATTTCTTTTTGCTTTCATCAACTAGTTTTTCATATTCGGCATATAAAAGAGTTAAAATATCTTCTTGAATATTTTCAATTTTATCTCTTAAATCTTCTAGTGAAGAAGCGCCTAAAACGTCTTCAAAAGCCTCATCATTAACAGATTTAATAGCAAATAAAAGAGTTTCATTTCTAATTGCAAGTTGCATCTCAAATTGATTAATAATATCAGAAGCAAGCTCTCTTCCAAATTTAAACAAATGTTTAAACTCTTTAGATTTAAGTGTTCTTAGTGTAAACTTAACTCCATCTATATCTACATCTTTTGTTAAAGATCCAAATCCAGCTAAGAATTCTATTCTTTTCACTCTTTCAGCAGACAATCTATCTTTGCCTTGTCTAGCTAATTTTGATAATCTTATTTGTTCTTCTAATTTATATGCGTCTTCCTCTTCATTCTCAAATTCTTGGTGTTGAGTTGGCGCAGGATTAGCTGAACCTCCATTTATATAAGATAAAGCTATTCTTGCTTGTTCTAATGGATTCATTTTAGAATTAGGTGATGGTGCAGGACGATCATCTACAGTAAATGTTTTAATAGCTTGAGGAAGACTTGGTTTCTTTTTACGTAAAATTGGTGAATCTATATCTACCATAATAAATAACTCCTAATGTTATATATCAAAACATTAGGAGTTATAAGTATATTTAGTTAATTTAAGCTATTAGAAAGGTAAGAATGTTTTCAAAAGTCCTGGACCATCTAATGCACCACGACGTAAACCACGATCAGCTTCTCTTTCATATGCATCAATTCCGAATGGTAAACCACGTTCACCACCTTGAGCAACATTTGAATTATTTAGAGTGCTAAAGATATCTTCAGCTTCCCATTCCATAGTATCAGAGATTATAAAGTCTGTCGCTTTAAAACCATAACTAATACCTTTAATCCAAACATTTTTTAGAATGGTGATAATTGCATTTTCACCATCACCATTATATTTGTCTATAATTACTATATCAAATGGAAATCTTTGTGATTTAACGTGAACGAAACCTCTTGAGAAAGCTTCTGCAACACGTAATCTATCAAAACGTATTCTTTCACATCTGCCAGATACTTTAGTAGAGCTTCTTGGAGCAGAATCAATCTGCCCATCAGTTCCTACTTCAGAAATAAATGAAACATCGCGACTTTCATTTATTGTCAAATCTTGAACTGCGCCAATTGGATTGGGTCCAACCATTAACACAATTTGTGTTGAAAGAGCAATTCCAGTACGATTTGATCCATCTGGACGAGTAAGTATTGAACCTGTTTGTGGGTAAGTTGCCATTTATAGTAAACCTTATTTAATATTCTTTAATTATAGTAGGCCAATTGAAACTTTAATGTAAATATAATTTACAGGATATACTGGTTGTACTCTTGCAACTATATTCCATTGACGAGGATCTACATCATCACGTTTCACGATAATATCACGGAAGTCTGTGATAAGTTTTTGTGAAATGAATGAAGTAAATAGTGAGTTGGCTCTTCCTGATAATGCATTTTGTGTATTATCGTCTTCTGGTATACCAATAAATCCTTCAAATCCGGTACGTAAAGATTTAGCAATTCTATCACGAATGAACACGATAGAGATTTCTTCTTCTTCAGCAAATCCTGAATTTGTAGTTGTACGTCCCCAGATAACTTTACCACCACCAGCAACTGGTTGTAATACTGTAGCTCCAGCAAACGCTAGATCTGATAAAGTATTTGGTGCAAGTTTCTTTGTATTTGATATTGTAAATCCAGACAATACTTTATTTGTTAGTGGAACCGCAATATTTGGTTGTGCGGCACACCAACCAGCAGCAGCGGCAGCAATATAGAAACCATCAATGGTTGCATTGCTTGTACCAACTTGAGTAATTATCTCATCTGGCCAGAAATATACACAGCGGAATGTATCTCCAAAATTATCAGAAATTTTGTAATTAGTAATATCTTCTGTATTACCTGCAAGAATTTCAGCAATTGAATCTCCTTGAATTCCTTCTAGGATACCAACATCTTCAACAGCAGCAGTTGAATTACCAATTAGATTATCTGGAGTTAATCCACTGATAGCGCCAGTGAATAATACACGTTCTTTTTTATTACGAATATTACTCATAACTCTACAGTGAGCTAAGGTGTTTTGGAAAACAGCTGAGAACATGTTATTTGGTAGTGGAACTACGATATCACATTCAACAGTTTCTAAAGTTTCTAGAGCAGTAACCCAACCAGCATCATAGAATAGCGCATCTTTATCTGTTACTAATGTAACTCTTAAAGTATTGTTATTTGGAACTATGTTATGATTTATAACAATAAAATTGCTATTTTCAGACGAATCAATTATTTCAAATTTGACATCTGATTCACTTAAGAATGTTTTAGCAATTGTAAGTTGATTTGGGCCTGAGCTATAGTTGGTAATACGATATTTACCTTTATTTACTCCAGCAGTAATCTCAAGTCTATAAGCATTATTGACAATTGTTGGACTTGAAACTAAATTGAAGTTTATACCAGCTGATGTAAATGTTGCTGTAGCGGAACCACCAATTGCAGTTAGAACACCATCAGCTCCAGTTGTGCTGGCAACTACAGTTCCATCTAGAGTATTAATAACTCTAAAAGCTACTGAAGATCCATTGGTAAAATCAGCAAATGGAGGGCTTGCATTAGTTTCAACTGTTAATGCACCACCAGATACTGCAGTAATATCAAATGTTCCAGCATTTATCGCATTTGTAGGATCTTCTATACGAATTTGTTTTCCAACATAATCACTTGTAAAAGTAATTGATGTACTTGAGAATGTGCAAGTATCTGATGCAGTTTGGCTAGCATTAATATAACCATCAATTTGATAGTTAATAACTGAAGCTTTTGAAACCACTGAATAACTATATGCATATCCAGAAGGTGGATTTGTATCGCTGAATATAAATTGTGAAGAGGTTGGATGACCAACTGTATCTATTGTATAGAAATCATATTTATTTGGTACTAATTGAGTCTCTACGCCAGTAGTTGGATCAGTTACAAAGAAATGAATATCACTATTGATATCTGGCGTAATTCCAACAGGTAATGGCAGAATGAATTCATAACCATCTGTAGACGTGGCATTAATGTCAAACAAATCAAATGATTGTCTACGTGGTAATGGAGGTGGTACTTGAAGTGTGATTACAGCTGGAGCTTGATTTGAGAAAGCTAATTGACAACCAAGAGATAGTGTATTATCAGCAGAAACAACGCCATGATTTAATTGGGCATCATTCATGTTGTTTATTGTAAGTGGTGAATTGATATCTGATTCTGCTATATAAGTAGCAGTTAGTGTATCACCTTGTTTTAATACACCACCATAAACTTTGACAGTGAATGAATCACCTGGTCTAAATGGAGATGTTGATGAAGGATAACCAGTTTCACCAATTGAGAATGTTAAAATACCGTTAGTATTAAGTGTACTATTAGCCATCCAAAGAACTGGATTACCATAACCATCTAGAACATTTCCAGATACAGATCCAAAGGCTAAGAATTTAGCGGTTCCAGCAATTGGACTTCCACCAGAATCTTTGGCTACATCAATACATTTAATTGTCCAAGTTTCAGTTGGAGCATTTGTGCTTGATAATACAAGATTTGAAATAGTTCCTTGACCAACATTTGTTACACCAGCAGTATAGAATGATCCACCTAAATCAACTAATCTTGAAGTTTGTAGTTCAATTTTACCAGTATCTGGGTCAATTCTATAATCATATAGATTTGAAAATGAACCTGAAGTTATAGCGGCCTCTAAACCAGTTAATGGTATATTGTTTTTATAAAGAGTTGTTCTTCCTTGAATAATTGGAGCAAGAGAAAGCATAAAATGTCTTCCATCCGCACCAATAGTTGAAGAATATGATGAATTTAAACCATCAGCGCCATTTCCAAGAGCAGAAGCAACGATTGTTTCAGGACGTTCACCTAAACCAATTATTGCAGGAACTCTAATTCCCTGTGGTATTGAGGCACCTCTAGATAGTGTTGAGATTTCTGTAACTACGCCTGGAAGTAAATTACCAGCTCCTGGAATATTTGGACTCATTTATTTTAGTTTCCTATTTTCTTATAAGATAAGTTTTTATTAGCTTTTGTTAAACAAAAAGCAGAAAATATTATATTACGCTCTATACAGATAGCAAATATTTCCATACTTTACAGTCCCGAATTAAAATTAAATTGAATATTTTCGGGATCATAAGGATAAACGGCATTTATAAATGATGTAATGACAGAATTTTGAGTGTAAATTGTCATATTTGGTGAAATTGGATAATTTGGGTCATCTGTTCTGCCAATTTCTATAGCAAAATTAATAACTTCAACTATATTACCTACAGGTATTTGTCTTCTCCACTCAGATCTTATTTCTAAATTAATAGATGCTTTATGTATTAGATCATTTCTGTCTGTATCTTGACTAATATTGGATGTAGATACATTCATAACTGCAATTCCGCTTTTTATTAAAGAATCATGAGCAATATCTGAAAATAACATGCCAACAAGTTCTGTAAGCTCATCTCTAGCTCTTTGACCTCTTGACATAATATCAATTTGTATAGTTCCAGACCAACTTCCAGCAAATAGGAAATATTTAGGGTATCTAAAATGTTTTACTTGATAACCATCAAGTTCTACAGCATAATAATCCCATTGAACATTTGATCTTTCTCTATTAAAAGATATGGGTGTATATTTAGATCCAGTAAATCTTACAATTATAGCTGGATAAAAAGAAACGTCTGTACTGAACGCTTCTCCAATGAATAATCTGGTGGTTGAGCTGTCATTTGGTATTCCAGCGTCTATATTTAATCCTGTAACATCTACTCGTTCTGGAAATCCCCAATGATCTGGGACATAACGGTAATAATTATCGTCTTTAAAAAAATCTCTTAATGTTCTAACAATAACTTCTTTTGGATAAGAAATCATGCCGTTTTGAACAATATGATGACTATTATATAGTTCTGATCTGAAAAAATTGTTAGTGACCATCTATACTGAATAACTCCAAGTTAAAGCATTAGAGATTCCGAGGTTCAAAAAGTTTTTCTTCAAACATTTGATTGCCTCATAGGCGCTTCAGTATCACCATTACCACCGATCTTTTTCTCGGTAGCAGAGATCAGGTTCAATGACTTTGCGATATTAAAACTCGCATTGACATCGGCATGACCAGTGTGATTGCAATTTGCACACTTAAATTTTTTACCATTACGTTTTCCAAGATGACCACATCTACTACAGTTCTGACTGGTGTAGGCTGGATCAATATATTGTACTGGAATACCTGCAAGTAGAGCTTTATAGGCGATCATAGTGCCTAATTGATAATAACTCCAAGAGTTCAAAGTATAACGAAATGTTTTGTTGTTTTTCTTACTATTACGAATACCAGTTAGTTTTTCTAACTTAATACCACAGTTGTTATTTTTAGCAAACTGAACAATTTGTTTGCTAATCTTATGATTGACATCCTTTACTTTTCTGGTTTCTTTTCCTTTAGTTTCTTTCAACTTCTTATATAATTTCTGCTTCTGCAAACTACTTCTTAATGCCTTATACTTCTTATGTATATGTGGAGCTTGCTTACCAAGTTTAATAACTTTACCACTAATAGGTTCGGCAGCTACTGCACAATGAGAAGTAGCATTTAAATCAACACCAATGAATTTATTGGTATCTAATTGTTCTGCATTAGATTTACTAAATGCTACATACGCATAAGTTGCATCTAATTCTATTTGATATACTTTAATTATCTGATGCTTGCTTTCATTAGTTAGCGTTAGTTTTAATGGAACTATTCTAATTTGATTGCCATCAATTTTAACTGATTGATTTGGTGCTACTAACTTAATCTTTTTCTCATTAATTGACTTACATTTCTTATTCTTGCCATATTTACGAAGCACTTGATTGCTAATTGCAGATGGTAGTCCAATATGAGAAACATTAGTTGAAGAGAGTTTAGATCTATTTTTAATAGCATAATTGGCTACCAAAACAGCTTTTTTTAACTCTTCAGTTAGATCGGCATGATGTTTAATTTTAACTACTAGAATGCCATCAGTCATTTTTTTAATCTTCTATATTAAAATACTTATTTATTGATTACCGCCACAAAAATTGTAAAACTGACCAACAGATAATCCAAGAAAACAGTAAGATGCTCGAAAATGCAAAAATTGATGGGGAGTTGACACGGAAAAATTGAGTGCCTATTATACACACGCGCGCGGGCGTGCGCGGTAGGAATGCGGTCTCCGAAAAAACACAAGATGGAAAATATGGAACGAAATTTAAAAACAGTAGAAGATGAGCTTATTTATTATTTTAATAATGATTTTTATGGAGACTTACCTGCTATTTTTGAACTTATTAATAATCCTAATAATTATAATTATAAAGTTAAAATTACAGATTTAATTGATTACAAAATTTTAAAAATAACTCACATTAATGATGTAATAGAAAATGAATATTTTATTGAAATAAATTTATTATTTAATTCATATGATATTCCATATAACTATAGTTATGGTATTTCAAAATATTTTAAAATCAAAAATGGTAATTTGAGATTTTTTATAAAAAACAAAAAAGAATTTCCACAAGATAGTGCGTCTTTTGACAAAAATAAATTACAAAAACTTCTCTTAACAATGAAATAAAGGAAAAACAATGAAAAACTTAATTACAATTTGTGTATTTTTAACTCTAACTGCTTGCTCAGGTAGCGATTTTCAAATTGCACCTCCGCCACCTGAAGATTCAGGAAATGAAGCGGCAGAATCAGGAAGCGAAACTTCAAATGATTCAGATGTAAAAGATTCTGGAGTTAAAGACTCAGATGTTGCTGATTCTAATGATGTCAGTGATACACCTGTAGATACTAAAGAAATTGATGTATGTAGTAGTGCTTATTCTTGTGCAAGAAGTGATGACTATGCTTGCGCAAATGTCAAAGGTAACATTGAAGCTTCACCAACAAAAACTTCAATTTGTGATTCATTTAATTTCTATGCAGGCATTCCATGTTTAGGTGGAACATGTAATATTGTTGACGTTAGTCCAACAAAATGTGATGAATTAGCAAAAGACCCAAAATTTGCAGGTGTTAAACCTGCAAAATGTGTTTGCAATTCTACATGTAAAAGTGCCACAGTGTATCTTTACATTACTTTAACAAAAGCTAAAGCGTATTGTGATACATTTTCAACAATGTTTCCAGCAGGATCTTGTAAATTAGAATAATTACCAACGATATTTTATTCTAACAGGAGACATTGACCATAATGCATTAGTGCCTTTTACTTGAGCAGTAACATTTAACATTATTGGGGCTTCATTATCTGTATAATATGTATTTGAAACAGGCGCAATAAATACATAATTAGTTGCACTAGTAAAATTACTCATTGGAGATGAAGCTGTTACTGTACTTGTATCACTAACAACCGTAGCTGTTCCATAAGAATTTAATATTCCCTTTATATTTAATATACTATCACCTGTTGGTGGAACAGCATATGGATTTCCGCTACTTCCAACACCCGGATATCCTCTAGCTATTCTTATAGTAAATTTATTTTCAGGCAAATCATAATTTCCATCAGTAGAGCTGCTTGCATAAAAACCAAGATATCCATCAATAATTTTAACATTTGCTGGTAATAAAGATGTTAAATTCCAATATCCTTTAATTGATCTTGCTGTATCCGCGGTATCACCTAACCATGTTTTTGAAGTTGTGGTATTTAATGCGGTTCCACCACCATCTAGTTTATAAGCTGAATACCCAGAGCCTGTAGATATTGGTGCGGTTTCTGTACTTGTTTCAGCAGCATTAAATTTAGTTTCTTCTTCTAAAAACTGTAATAATTTTACTTTGGTTTGATTTATATTTTTTTCATATGTAAAATTAGCAGGTATATTTGCACAAACTTGTTCATTTGATCCATCTGTTGTATATTGATCAAATAAATTGTTTACTATAGTTCCTTGAGGGTTTGTTGTAGTCCCATCAGGATGTGAGAATCTTATGTAAGCAAAGATGTCGCTTGATTGGCGATAAATAGAGTTTCCAGTTATTAATGTATAAACTCCACCAAATCTAATACCATGTGTTGTGCTTGAATTACTAATTAAACCAGTAATTTTGTTATTAATAACTTGTCCTGAGCTTAAGAATAGTATTCCACCAACACCATAAGTATAAGTGGTAACTCCACCAACACTTGTTTTAACCGTATTATATTCAAGTGAATTTTCACTTACGATAACATTTGAATTGCTACCTTTGCTGCTATTCAAATTAGCATAGATGTAAATACCATAATCTGCCGTTCCACCATAATTGGCTAGAACTGTAGTGTCATAAGCATTTAAGAAATTCTTGCTGACTTTAATTGATTCAAGTATTCCGCCTGAAGCAGAAATATGAATCCAATTGCAATGATTTCCTTCAATTAAAATATTACCTTGAGCATACTCTGAATTGGTATCAGCTAAGAATAATTGTCCTGTTGAATCACAATTATAAATGTAATGACAAGAATTATGTTTAATAGTTAATGATGAATTCATTTCATCATGTCCATAAACTAATCCAAGACTTCCAACGCCTCTGGACACAAAGTAAGCAATGGCGCCACATTTATTTCCAGAAATTTCTGTATCAATGCAGTTTAAACCTGGGCTTTTTTCTTGAGAAGAACTTGTAACAGAAGTTAATGCAATTATTTGTCTAGCATCACACCAGTTATCTTTAACTTTGAAATTAATTAGCGCTGGTCGATTATTATAAGTAGTAACACTTGGCGTTGTTGTATTAACAACGGCAACTGCTGATTTTAGATCTATAATTAATCCACCAGAAGTGGCACTATTTATAAATTGATTATTTGAAATATCAACATTTTTAACAAATGCGCTTACTTCACTCAATTCTATATTTACAAATGGATTGCGTTGATAACCATCTGTTGATGGTGTGTATGTAAAGCTACAATCTCTAATATTAAAGTTACTTAATAGTCTAGAAGCTGTAACATTTGAGTAAATTAAACCAGCGCCACTTGAAATTAAGTTGCTGCTTGGATTTGTAATATATTTATAAATAAATTTACAGTTTTTAAATGAAATATTGTTTGCATTATCAAAAGCTATACCAGTTTGTGTTACTGAAGCAGCTTCAAATACACAATTTTCAAAACTTACTGTATCGCTATCTTGAATAACAAAGAATAAATTACCATTTAGATTAAACTTAATATTTTTAAATCTAATATTACTTCCAATTGTTAAATTGGTGTCAACATTAATTTGAGTATAGCCATCACCTTCAAATAAAACCTCTCTATTTGCATAAGAAAGATTTAAAGCTGAAGAAATAGAGTGTGTACCTCTAACTAAAATGATGTTATTATAATTTTGATTATATTTTAACCAATTATTTACAGTGGTAAAGTTTTTAAATCCACCACCAGCAAGAGAATCAGTTAAAGATTGTGAAACTTGAGTATCTAGATCATTACCAAACTTACGAACATCTCTTGTAGTAACTGTAATGGCTGTTGATAAGCCAGTTCCAGTAACATTTGATATTACTAAGTGTAATATAGTCAAATCTTTTCTTAGATTTACTAATTCACTAAAAGTTGTTGATTCTAAATAATATGTTTGGCTGTTTTTTGGATTTAAAACAGTAAATATTCTAGATTCTACTGTTGGAACAGTTAAACTAGAATCTGTATTTCTTAATGGAATTACTTGTAATTCACTTTTGTTATTTATACAGATAGCCCAGATTATATTTGCATATTCAACGCTTGAATATAGTTCTCTTACAATTGGAATATCAACATAGTTATTGTTTGCCGATATAAATTTACCATCAACAACAGCTAGACCGCCAGTTAATGAAATTTTGTTTGAAGAAGTAGATACATAATCAAATCCTCTCATTACAGAGTTTTGATGTAAGTATTTTTCACCAGCATTAATAAAATCTAAAGCAGAAGTTGTTAAATTCTTTTCAGAAGTATTTCCAAAAGTTCTTTTATCTTGTGAGAATTTAAATTCTTTTGTAAAATTATTTAATTGACCCGAGCCAATGCGCATTTGCTGGCCCTCTGTGTCAATTGGTTTAAATACTTGTATATCTAAGTTTTTATTTGTGAATGATACTATTAAGTCATCAATATTAAACTTAAAATCAATAAAATCAACAGTTGTTTCGTCATAGAAACGAACAACATCGCCCTTTCTTCCAGATGTTATTGGGCCAGAATTAGAGTATACAGATCCATCATATCTACAAAGATATCCGTCATATAGTCCAGTTGTATCTGAGTAATTAGATATATGAAGTGTTATTTTGCTAAAATTATTAGCAAACTTGTAGCCTTTTAGTTTTGAAGACCCAGAAACTATATTAATTTTTGGTATTTCGCTATTATCACAATACAATTGTACTGGAGTTGATGTTCCGCCAGATATTGTATAGAAACGTAATTTTTCATGACTAAAAGTTGCACCATCTTGGTCAACATAGAACTCATGATAACGTTTAAAATTAGTAGCTACATATCCGTCTGTAATATTTTGATTATCAACACCAATTGAGTCATCATTGAAATAAAGTCTAACTGTTCCGCTTGCTGATGATGCATAAGGACTTGCTCCAGCACCATGAACAGCATCATATACAGTTATTGTTGTAGTTGGTGTTCCTGGAGAGCAACAAGGATCAAATACTACAGTTTTAATTATGAAACGACCATAATCAATTGGATTATAAGAAGAATCAGTGACAGCAACATTTGGTAATACAACTAAAGTTTTACCTGAAGCCAATTTAGCATTATCAAGTAATGCGCTTACTTGATAAGTTGTCTCTACAGTTGAAGATGTTAAAGTTCTGGCTGTTATAGTGGCTGGCCAATAACCATCACCATAAGTATCTAACACTTGTGAAGTATGGAAATTTAATTTGTCTCTTTCTACACCATTAACATAAAAATAATTTCTGCTTAATGGTACAAAGATTTTTGTTGGAACTAAAGCTTTTTCAGTTGTAGAAAAAGATAATGCATATGGTGGAGAGGCTAAATTAGCTTCATTATCACCAAAACCAAGAGCATCTTGAGATGTAATTGGATCAACAACATTATTTGGATATGTTGATGCAGTTAATCCAGAATCATAAGTACCTGCACTATTTATAATTCCTGACATTATAGCAAATGACGCATTTTGATAATGGTCAGCTAACATCATTCCAAATTCACCGTTATAAGAGAATGCAACAAATCTTAAATTAAATCCAGCTGTATGAATTTTCTTATTTGTTTCTTCAACGATTGATTCTAAAGAATATTTACCAGGAGTTGCTCCAGCGTTGCCAGAAATATCAATTGCTGGTAAATTAATGGTTTTATTACTTGGATTTCCATCAGGGAAAAGTTGTAAATATAAATTATAATGTGTTGAATCTATTTTTGTTGGATCAAAGCCAATACCTAAGGCAACAGCACCTCTTGGATTAGCAGCTATAACGCTTGGATATGAATTAAAAGAATTGTTAACAACAGATGTATTTAATACACCATATTTGTTTTCATTATATAAAGCCCTATCTATTCTAGCAATACCAGCGGTAGTAGCTAATAAATTTTTACCGTTTATTCTAACAAGATATCTTTTAGATATAGTTGGCGATGTTATTTGCTTGATATTATCAATTATAAATTGTACAGTGGTAGAACCATAATTAATGGTTAAAATATCACCAGGTTTAACTGTACAAAATTGAGAATCAAATATATTAGTTGAATTATCAGCGGGGAAAAATTCAATAACATCATCACCATTAAAAATATCATCTTTGGGAGATGTTACGCCACCAGCTAACAAATAGCTTGTTACAGGTGTAACTGGAACTAAGTTTTGACCATAGCCATCAGAAGTGAGTGTAGATAATCTAGATGTTCTTGGGATTCCATTAGAGAATAAATTTTGAAATCTATTTCCAACTGTAAATAAATTAGAATTATCTAAATACTCTAAAATATCTTGAGCATTATCATAGATTTGTGGGATAGTTGTAAAATTACTTGTGTTAACCTCAATGCCTGAAGCAACGTGAGCAAAATTAGTTGATGGAACTGTTCCAGTAGATGTACCATCATTTTTTTCATGAGTAACTAAATCAGTATTAATATCACTTAATAAAGTATTTAAATTTGTAGTTGTTCTGCTTAATCCATTTTTGTTTAGATAAGCAGTTCCAGTGTCAATATCAATATGTGATAATTTATGACGATAATCTGTGCCAGCAATATGCGGATTAACTTTAATACCAACAGTAGAAATAAAACCATTAACAACAGTAATAGCTGAATCTAATGCAGTTATTAAATCATAAAGAGTTTGTGTTGAGTAAGTTAATGTTATTTTAGATTCTTGAATTGCGGCATCAGCTGCAATTTGATTATCTCTAATAGGCAATGCAATTAAGCCTAAAGATACTAATACAGATGTTTTAGGAGTGCCATCTGGTTCTAAGAAAACATTAAGTCTTTCTGCAATAGAATTTTTGCTTCCTTGAGCATCTATTCCAATATTTTCCTCAATATTGAAAGCGGCATCACGTACAGCGTTTATAGCTTCCGCGCCAATCTCAACTATGTTGTTTGTTACTAATGGAAGCTCTACGTCTGTATCTAGTTCTGTAGGAAATTTACTCATTATTTTTTATATAACTTTATTCAATTTTATCTTTATCACTTAATTTAGCGTTAAGCATTGCTTTCGCAATTCTTACAACACCAGTAGACGCCATGCCTGCTAAAATACCAAAAAACGCTCTACTTGTTGGCGATGTAAATTCTGATGGATATGGATAAGCTTTAACTAATAAACCTATAAATAGGCCCAAGATAACAGGTACTATTGATAAAATAATATCTTGTAAAGCAGATTTTTTCTCTCCAAATACTTTTGGATATTTTAAATCAACTAAATCTAATAATCTTTTAAATAAAAAAGTAAGTCCAGCTATGCCTAGAGCAAATAAAATAAAGCTCATACTCATTAATTGAGTTAATGCATTTTCCATATATATTCTCCTTTTAAAATAAGGAAAAATGCCTGTAATTTATTATGATAATGTTAATGTAGCAAAATTATGCAACATTCCGTTTCCAGTAGTAAATCTTCTGGTAGTAACAGCATTATATCCAGTTTCACAACCTCTAACTGGCAATTGAACTGTGGTATAATCGCCATCTCCAATATTTACGTCACCAACAAGCTCAATTTCAGTATTATAACAATCATTACTAATAATTGTTGCTTTAATTCCAGCCTGAGTTGCTGTTGATTCGCTATTCCATATATAAATAGCTGGATTTAATCCTGCACTTATTTGATTTCCCGTAATAACTAACCCACCAGAGTTATTCCAATCTGCTCCTCTAAAATAAACTCCATTAGTTGCTGCATAAATTTTATTTCCAAGTATTTGAACGCTTCCAAATTGCTTACTTGCAGAATCGCTTCCATTCATACTTATGAATACACCATAACTTGCAACGCTACTACTATTAATATAGTTGTTTGAAATATTTAAAGTGGTTATGTTCTTACCAGAAGTGGCAATATATGCTATTCCAGCTGTAGCAAAATCTTCCAAAATAGAATTTGTTATTGTTACCTTATCTGTAAAAGCAACATTTGTTTTAAACTGAATGCATCTTGCTGTTGATGAAGTTGTATTATATTTAAATCTTCTAATTATTAGCCCATCAAAAGTTAATGGATGTGTGCTAACAATTCCTGATGGATCTTGAACTTTTTGATTTATTTCTAGAATAGTATTACCACCCCAATCACTTGCATTAGCTGAAGTAGTGCCTTCTATAGTTAAATTCTTTATTGTTCCGCCACCATTAATATAAACACGTTTTAATGGAACTGTATCTGGACCAGCAGTAACATAATCTTTTAATTTAACGTTATTAATATCAATATATTTAGCATCAACAAATAGATCTCCTGATGTTGATAATTGAGTTAAATATTGCATGTTAACATTTTCAATATTAACTTCATTTGCTATTAAGTTCATAAACCCGGCGGTGTCTGGGCTAGAATAAGAGTAAAAGTAATCAGTATCAATTGGTATAATATCACCATGAGTTGATGCTGATGGACCACTAAAACCAATCTTAGTATTTCTAATTGAAATTTTAGAAGGATAATTATTAGTAAAGTTTGAGAGAACTATATTAAATGGTGTTAATGTGTGAAATTGTCCAGCATCTACTAAAAATTGTCCACCATTTATTTCAAAGAAATCAAGTCTTACATATGGATCTGTTGATGCTCCACCATAATCTACACCATTATTTGTTGGTATAACATGAAATAATGAACAAGTAACGCCAGATGTAAATGTATCACAATCTATAAAGTGGATATCATTTAGTTTAATACTTGGATTAAATGAACTAGTTGATGTAACCAATCCATTACTTAATTCTAATACTCCACAGTTATTAACGAATGCGCCACCAGAAGCGGCTCCAGCAGTTAATAAGAAGCCGCACCTATTAAAATAGATATGTTGTAAATTAGTTTGATAAGAACCTGCAGATAAAGCTGTTATTTTAACTGCTGATTTTCCACCTAAACAAATAAACTGAGAGTCGTCTACAATATAACCAGTTTGAGTGTCAGTATTGCCTGAAACACCAATAATTAAAGCATTAAAACCATCAGATATAATTTTTGAATTCTTAATATATAATGTATTCTTGCTTCTTGCATAATCTGTTGTATATCCATTATTAGTTTGAATATTAACTAGATCAAAAGTCAAATCCTCACAATTTAATTGTGAATTATCAACATATATTTGAGATAAACTACCTGAAGTATTTTTAACTTGTAATTTTTTTAATACAACTAATGAATCAGCACTTACATTCATTATATTAATCGCTGTTGATACTTGAATAATACTTTTATCTATTCCTTCTCCAATAAATTCAAAATTACAATTTGTTGGAACGGATAATGCAGAAGCTAAAGTATAAGTTCCTTGTTTAACATAAATTACACCACCATCTAACGGTGTTAATGCTGTAATTGCACTTGCTAAGGCAGCATTACCATTAAAATCACCAAATGAACTAGATCCATTTCCTACAGAAACTGTGGGGCGTCCATTTATAGATTTTAGAAGTGTATTTGTATCTGCAGCAGTTTCCGCAACTCTTACACCATAATCTCCGTCTGTTGAGGTATCAGATGTTAAGCGTATTTTATTTATACTATGATTTAAAGTATTAGAATCAGCAAATTCAATTGTAGTTGTATTAATTGAATTTTGTGAAATATCAAAATATAAATTAGCAATTGTTCCTAAATAATGAACTAATTCATTAGATACGAATGGCCCAGATTTATTAATACCACCAAAATTATTAGTTATCTTAACTCTGGGGAATCCTGAAGCAGTTAATCCTGAAGTTTGGAATAATGGTATATAAACTAATCCTTGGGCATATCCAACATCATTGCCATAAATATAATTATGTGAAATATCAGCATTGCAAGCATTAAATCTAAAAAAGATATTGTTTGGATAATCATTAACTATTGCGCTGCCATTTAAATGTCCATAAACTCTAACTTTGTTATTGGTAACAAATAGATAATCTTGACTTGCTGTAGTAACAGTTCCAGATGTTGTAGTAACAAATTTAATAGCTTGAGAGAATCCATCAATAAAACAATTATCAACAGATAATATTGTTCCTGTTGAAACTGGAAGAGTTCCATCTACACCTATTGGCATAGATGTTACAGCAGTTAATGTAGAAGGTGAAGCGTATTGGACTCTACCTAAAAAGGTAACTTTATTACAAAATAAATAACTTCCTGGCTCTTGGATAACTAAAGGATTTGCTTCTGTTATATTAATAGGTAATTTATAATCTGTATCACCTAAATACTTAGGTTCAGGAAAATTATCACAAATTGTAATATTTTCTAGGCCTGTCCATTTTGAAAACACAAACGGATTAGTATTTTCTATAGATTTATCTGCTGTTCTTGTAGAATCTGCCTTTATTCTAAATAAAGGTGTTGGTGTTGACATTTGATTAACAATTTTTGTGCCATATCCTTCACCTTGAATAATTATTCCGGCAGGAACATTAACTGTAGAGTTAAATTTATAAGTTCCAGCTTTAATAATTACAATTCCACCAAGTCTAATCTGGAAATATAATGGATTAGCTGAGTTATTTAAAATATCATTTAGATAATCAGAAAAATATGGAACATATCCATCATATGGGGATGATGGGCTAGTTAAACTATTGACCCAAGTATCATATCCATCACCAACAACAGTGACTCTATATGAAGTTATAGAAGTTTTTAAAGCAGTTAAAGCTTCTTGTACAGTTGTTGCTGTAGTAGCATCAATTACAAGATCTGGATTTAGATCTGTTTGAGTTGCATCATGTCTAAAATCAGTGCCATTTATATGATTTTGAAAATCATAACGATTAGTAGCTAATTTTTGATTTGGCTTAGTTTTATCAAAGGTTACCATTGTCAAAAATAATGCGAATTTAATAGCGTTATAAGTTTATTGTTGCATATTTTTTTATATTTGTGATGCCAACTGAATATTATGACCTTTCTTTTTTTCATAATTCGGAGAATAATTCTGAAGAAGACGAAAGTAATCCAAATGAAAAAGAAAAACCTGAAGAAATCCTTAAAAAAGAGTTCCAAGGATATAAATGCCCAATTCATGACAATTACATAAACACTGGTGCATTTTCTCCAGGTGTAGCTACAGATGCTAAACACAAATCAGGTCATGATGGCATAGATTTTATGGCTCCAAAAGGAACTCCTGTATATCCAATAGCTCCAGGAGTTGTTATAGCTGCTGGATCTAATGCAATGGGCGGAAATACTGTGAATACTAGCCATGAAGATGGTAAAGTAAAAGCGTATTATGCTCATATGGATGGAGTGTCAGTTAAAAAAGGTGATCTTGTTGATTATGATACAGTTATAGGGCATGTATCTAATTCTGGCAATGCAAAAGGCACTTGTCCTCATTTACATTTACAAGTTTGGCGCGGTGGCAGCTTAATTAATCCAAGCTCATTGTTTTCTGTGAAATCTTACAACAAAAAAGAAGTAGATTTTGCCACCAAAAACAAATGCGAGATAAAAGAAGCTAGCTTATTAGGCTTAATTAATAAATACAGCGAAAATATTAATAAGTTTAGCTTTAATACTATAGAATATGCTTTTAGTGAATGGTTTAAAAAAACAGTTGAGTTCATTTATAATGATATAGTTTTTAAAAAAGCTAATGTTCAAGGTAAAGATATTGTAAATATTAATGACCTAAATAAAAGTGAATATAAATTTATATTTTCGCATAATGGTTTAAAAATTGATATTTTTTTTAGAGTTGATATTCTTCATTTTACTCAAGTATCTTCTATTAAAATAGATTATAATGATAATCAGATAACTTTTATAATTATAATACCACCATCATTTATTAGAAATCAACTTAGTTATAATTATTCTTTTTTTCGTGGAGTAAATGAGTTCACTGAAAGATTAGATACTATAAGAAATTTAACCTTAACTCCTAAATTTATTGACACAAAACCTAAATTAAAGCAAAAAAAAGATGCCATCTTAGAAAATATGCAAAATAAAATTTTAGTAGTATATGATGATATTAATAAAATTTCAAAAAATAATCAACATTTAATTGATTATGTTAATGAAGAGCTATATAATATTAGCTCACTTTATACAAAATTCACATTTGATGATTTATATGAAATTCCTAAAAAGATAGAAAAAATACAATCTAATGATATGCTTTCTTTTAAAGAAAAAGTAGAAATATTAGAAACACTTTTGTCTCAAGAAGAAAAAATTAAAAATATTATTGTTAAATATTATAAATTTTATGATGAAGATTTCAAGAATGAATCAAAAAAACTCACAGATCTAAATATGTTAGAAACACCTTTGTTTAATAATTTTTTTATGAGTACTTATAAAAGTGTAAAAACAATGCTTTCTTCATTAAGAGATGAAAAAAATAATTCAGGGTCTAGATTAATTCAAATCTATAGAGGGCCAAAAGGATTTGAAACATTAAAAAGAGATTTATATGAGCAATTCTTTAAAAGAATAGAATATTTTGACCCTCAATATCATAATGACTTAAATGGATTTTCAGAAAAACAAGTTGATCTTTTGAAAAAAGATGTTACAAAAAAGGGTCTCAGAACAATATCTAGAATGTTAGATATCTTTAAAGAGAATAATCCTGACTTTTTCTATAAACCAGATCCTGATAAAAAACGTCAAGAAAAAATAGATAACTATGATCCAATGAAATTAGATGGTTGGGATTTATAATGAATATATTAAAACTAAGCAACCTATATAATGACTCTTGTAATAATCTTGTAAAAAATGCTCAAGAGATTTTTCAAGCTAAAGTTTATTTTTGGTTAGAAAAATGCATTTCAGAACTTATAGATGAATTAAATTTTATAAATAAAGATAATTATAATACTAAATTACATAAATTATTCAAAACTGAAATTTTTGAAAAAGACGGAATTGATATACCTATAAATTTTATTTTAGAATTTGATTATAGAGGAAATTTCGTTCATTTTAATGAAAAATCATTTACTATTTTAATACAAATTTCAACAAATTATAGACAAATAATTCAAAATAAAATTTTAAATAAAGACAAATATTCAATTATGGATAGCTTAAGGAGTCAGATATTAGATTTCTCTAATAATATTGTATCTCATTTTTATAAAAAAATGGAGTATATTAATCCAAAAATTAACAAAAGATTTAAAGATTATTATAATGGACTAATAGATAAAAAAACAATGTTTTTTAAGCAGTTTAAAGATAAAAATTTATTTAAAAATAATCCCCAACTTTTTAGTTTATTTAAAGCTTACCTTAAAGAAGATTATAATGTTGAATATATAGGTGATGATTATAATGAAGATTCATTAAAAGATGCAATTAATAAATTTTATAATAGTGAAACAGCTAAAATGTTTTCAGAAAAAGAAAGAAAAGAATTTATAGATAAATTAATAATACAAGATGATATTTATCATAAAGCAATGATGCAGGCAATTATTAAAATTACAGAGCCAGATTTTTTCAAAGTTCAAGATTTAGCAATTAAAAAAATGCCATCATATGAATTAAATAATGTTTCGAGAGAAAAATTGCCAATAAATAAAGATATTATATGGTTTCTTAATGGTCAATTAAGAAGAGTAGATAAAGGTTTGGAGGATCTTAGTCAAACGATTATTAATCCAATTACATTGGATGCATATTTTAAAAGATTTAGTAAAGAGAATTTAGAAGATTATTTAATAAATGAATATATTCGTAGTCGTAATCAACCATATTCTATGGAAGCTCAACCTCAATATTTTTATAATATAAAGGGATTTAAGCCAATAGCAACAAGAATAATTAGAGAATTTATTAAACTTAATCAAAACACTTTTGATAAAATTGATAAGCTTATAAAATTAAGAAAAACTGAAGAAAATAAAAAAAGATAAATAGAAGAGTTTGAATTTTAACAAAGCTCTAATAAGCCAATAACCTTAAAGGTTAAATCTAAACCAACTCTATAATCATATTTACCTTTTATAGAGTTTAAAAATACATTAATAGCATTTAATAAAATATTTTCATTTGAGAGTAATCCATTGTAAACATAATGGTTCCCATCATTCACTTCAAAATATCTATTTTTGATATTATTAAAACCTATAATAGAATTACTTTGAAATCTTTTGAACTTTAGGTTTATTAGATAAGATCTTTCTTTTAATTTGGTACACTTAATGTTTTTAGGAAACTCATTTACCAAATCAAGAATCATTGACACATCATGAGGGCCATAATCCCATAAATCATTATAATCTCTAGCTTGATTAAAACCTTGTCCAACGCTAGTAATACTTTGAATATTATTAATGTTAACTTTGTTTTTTATTTCTTGATATGTATTTGAAAATAAATGAATATGATTCACAAGTATTGGCGTATTATATTTTTTTAACTCTAATGAGTCACTTAATGATAGGGCTAAAGGCTTTTCTATCATCACAGGAATATGTTTATCTAAAACATATTTAGCAATTTCAATATGATGTTGAGGTTGAGTGGCAATAATAACACCATCACAACCATTGTCAACTAAACTTTTCCAATTTTCTTTAGTGGCAACTTCTAAATTTATATTAGGTATTATATTTAAACACTTAATATAGTTTTTGCCCCAAGCTCCATTTCCAATAAGTAATATTTTCATTATTCATATATATGGTAATTATCTTCATACCAATTGATACAATCTTTTAAACCATCTTCAAAAGAATATTCTGGACACCAACCTAATTCTTTTATTTTATTACAATTAATAGAGTATCTAAAATCGTGCCCTTTTCTATCTTGAACAAATTTAATTGTTGGAGGTAAATTCATTACTTTAGAAATATTTTCTATCATTTCTAAATTGGTAAACTCTACACCTGAGCCTATATTATATACTTCTTGATTTTTACCTTGTTCAACAACTTTCATTATTGCTGTACAATGATCTTTGACATAAATCCATTCTCTTATTTGAGTTCCATTTCCATGAATGGGAATAGGTGTATTATTAATTAATGAAGTAACTATTTTTGGTATTAAATTAATTGGACTTTGGCGCGCGCCATAATTATTGCAGCAGCGAGTAATATTATAATTTAAATTATGGGTTTGGTTTGCCGCACATACCATTAGTTCGCCAGCTAATTTAGATGCGCTATAAGGGTTTCTTGGTTTTGTTAAAGAATCTTCTTTCCAAGAAAGATCATTTGCTCCAAGCTGTCCATAAACTTCATCTGTGGATATATAAACAAATTTTTCAACATTATATTTTAAAGATAAATTAATTAATCGTTCTGTTCCTATAACATTTGATTGTACAAAACTAAATGCATTTATTATAGACGCATCAACATTAGATAGTGCAGCCATATGAATTACAATATCAGGCTTTTCTATTGCAAAAACATTTTCTAAAAAAATATCATCACAAATATCCCCTATATAAAAGGGATGATCAGAATTTAACTTAATATTAGGTCTATTATATGGTGCAATAACTTTATCTAAACTGCACCAATTATAATTAGTTTTTTCTTTCATGACATAACGCATGAAATTGCTGCCAATAAACCCTGCAGATCCAGTTAAAAGTATTTTTTTCATTTTATCTCTTTTAATTGTTTACGAAAATCACTTTCCCAAATTGTAACTAGATTATATCCAGCATTTTTAATTAAATTTTCTTTTTCAATAGTTTTATTATAAAGTTCTCCAAAAGTTTTTTTACATTTTTTATTTAATTCATCTGAATTATAAATATTTGGATTGCCATGATAATAATCTCCATAAAACTCATATATTGTATTTGTTAATGGGTCAAATCCGTCTACATAAACTCTTTTATTATTAATTTTAATAGTGACTTGTCTATGATCTCCATCATTAATAATATGTAAAGAACTTAACCATTTTTGTTCTATTTTAGAACAATGTTTTCCACAATATAGACAGCCTGTTATTTTATTTAAATTATTAGGCAATATTTTCCATGACCAATTACATTTTGTGCATCTAACTTTTAGTTTAATTTTTGATGTAATATAATCAGAAATTCTAATTATATTTAATTTATAATCAAATAATCTTTTATCAATAATTTCATTATTTAATTTTGCATTATTTGCACATTTTGGACATCCATGACCATTACACACAACATTTCCAGTTAATGAATCCCAAATATAATTACAATTTTCTTTTAGACATTGAAAAGTTACTTTAGTTTTACAATTAATATAATTACCCAATCTTTTTATATTTCTATTTAATAATTTTTCATCAATAATTTCATTATTTAACACATTCCCAGAACATTTTATGCACCCAGACCTTCCATATAAAACATGAGCCAGGCTTGGCCAAACAAAATTACAATTTTTACATTTAAAATGAATTTTAGTTTTAGCATTAATATAATTATCTAATCTAATAATTGGAGTATTAGTAGAAAGTAATTTTTTATCAATTATTTCATTTGTTACTATTTGATAGCCCTTCATATAATTTTCATTTCTGGCATTGGCACTATCCATTTGCCTTTATGTTCCGGGTGGTTTTTTATTATACTTTTTTCGAAATTCCAGCTATTTATAAAAATATAATCATAATTTCTATTTTTTAATTCATTAGAGTGAACTATTGGAATTTTTTTATTAGGAATAAATAATCCACATTTTAATTGGTTATCTTCAAAGCATTCATCAAAAAAATCTTTTCCAATATTAAATGTATGAAGCATTGTAGTGGATTTTGCAGGAGCGCCATATATAGCAATAGATTTATTATCAGATTTTATTTTATTTAATGTTTCTAAAATTTGCAGTTTTAAATTATTAATTTTGTCTTTAAATGCAATTAATTTCTCATTTATTAATTCTTCTTTTTCTAAGAGCTGTTGTAAACTTTTAGTTCTTAAGAAGTTGGCAGATTTTCTGCACACAAATACTCTTATTGAGCCTCCGTGTTGAGCCTCATATCTTTCAGCGTTATATACCCTCATTCCCAAATTATCAAAAAATTTAATTAATGGTTTAAGATAATAATAATGAATATGTTCCGAATAAATCACATCAAATATTCCTTTTTCCGCGACATCCAATAGATATGAATTTTCAAAAATAAAAGTTCCATTATCACTTAGTACTAATTTAACGCCCTCTACAATAGTTTTAATATCAGCATTATGAGCAAAGCAATGATTGCAGGTAATTATATTCGCGCAATTCGTATCATACTTTTCCTTAATATAAGGAATAACTTTTTCTTTAACTGTTTGTTCATTCCAAAATTCATTTAATGTTGGAATTCCATTTGCATTTGCTTGTTTTGCAATATTCGTTGCCGGATCAACTCCCAATTTTTTAATTGTTGTAAAATTTTTGAGAAATGTTCCGTCATTTGACCCAATATCAATTATTAAACCTTTTGAATCCTTATCAAAGGATTCCTGTCTTGCAAATGCTGCGCTGCATGGCAATTTAGTTGGTTTTGTAAAAAACCTATCCAGAATATCATTTGCGTAATCTTGAAAATGTTTAACATTAACTGGACTAGTTCCTGATACGTATAAATAGTGTCTATACATACGCTCTTCTGAGACTAAAGCATCAAGTTGAACATGACCACAATCTAAGCATTGAATTAAATTCAGCGGAAATTTATCTTGTTCTACTGGTTCAGAAAGAAATTCATTTGCTAAAGGAGATTTTCCAAGAGAAAGAATTAGCTTTGTATCTGAATCACAAAGTAAACATTTTGTTATTATTTTACAATCTTTCATATTAAAATTCTTCTCTTATTAAATCTTCTTCATGAGAATCGTGGTCTTTTGGAGATTTACCAAAAGACATCATAGTACAATCTTCCAAAAAGACAGTTTTGTGCACTTTATTTGGTGGAGTGTAAAATAAATCTCCAGTTTTATATATAGCTTCAAATTTTTCAGACCCATCTACATTACGTTCATAATATTTGAGCGAACCAGACACTATATAAAGATAATGCCAACTCGATTTATGGTAATGATTAGATCTTTCTGAATCTTTTTTACTAGTAATAATGGCAGCAGAGCCAATATTGCAATTTAATAAATTTTGAATAACTCCACGATCATCCACAAAAGGTGTATCTAATGGAACTAATGGATTTTTAGGATAATTTTCAGCATCAACAAGATCAGTGTATTCTTTATTTTTCATTTCTTACTTTCTCTTCCTTGTATAATAATTTTTTCCATTTTAGAAGCAACTTGTTTCCATGTATGTTGCTTGGCAAATTCTCTACATTTATTTATAACTTGATCTTGCAAACTCTTATCTTTTAAAACTTTAATTAGAGTATCAGAATATTCTTCAATCTTTTCATTTAATGGCCCCTTAATCATTAAGCATCCAGAATTTTCATATATAGAACCAAGGCAATCTTTATCTGTTATTACTGGTACTGTATAACTAGCATGAGCTTCTAATGTTGATACTGAGAACCCCTCTGAGAAACTTACAGTGTCACAAGTAAATCCAAATGCTGTTGCTTCGCTTAAGGCCTCTTTCATTTCATCTCTACTAGCAGATCCAACATGGTCAACGCCAAAATCTTTTAATCTTTTAATTGCTTCTAACATGTATCTGGCTCTATTTGCCATTTCTACAACATGTGGATGAATATTAATATCATTTGGCTCAATATTCATAAAAGCATCATAATTAAAATGATAAAATATTTTTAAAGTAGCTTCTGGTACATTTTCTTTTATTTTGGGCCATTGAGATAATAACCAATGTAAACCTCTATCAGGACTAGAACACCAAATTACTCTACCAGGAATTCTTTTATCTTCATACCAATCTGGATCACAGCCTAGATGTAAAGTTTTCCATTTATTATTTGGAGTGTGTGGCAATTGTTTTCTTAAATGAGCAGTATGTTCATCACATACTCCCATAAATAAATCAACTTGATTCTCATATCCTGGTGTTGAAAAATGAAAATCATTTAACATGTTCCAGCAAATTCTGAAAGGTTTATTTGTCATATGAGTAAAAACATTTGGCTCATTAAAAGAAATAACTGATTGGTAGCTGTCATCAATTATTGTTTTTTCTTCTATTCTATGCAAAATTACATTTTCCCATTTTTCTGGCTGTTGATTTGGAGAAAATACTGTGAATAAATGGACTTCATGGCCACGTTTTGATAACTCTTTTGATATCATTAACGTTGCTAAATCCGTACCTGTGGCGCCTCTAGGATTAGAAAAAGCATAATTCATATCAATTGGACGCGATCCCACAGAAAATATTCCTAAAACAACTGCTATTTTCATTTTATTTCCTTTAATGGAAATGATATTTCAAAATTTGAAAAATAATCATTATATGATTTAATAAATTCATTAATTGATGTTGAATTTAATTTATTGTTTATAATATGAGAATAAGATAAATCTATCCATTTATCAAACTCCTCAATTGACTTGGTCAATTTTCCAGCATTACAATATTTACAGCATGGAACAACATTATCTAATGAATGTAATTTTGAATTATCAATCCTATCTAAGCCATTATAAATAAAATAATCCCCCTTTCTAGTTTTTGATTGATTGCTTGGTTCGCGATTACAATAATAACAATTATACTGACTTAAATGTAAAAAATTTTTAAATTCAATATCTTTATAATAAGCATTCCAATTTCTCCTCGCTATTCTTAATTTATGAGATTCAATTTCGTTTAAATTATTTTTCATTAATTTTCTATTTGGTTTATTATCATGTAACTGAATTAAATGATTAATAAATTCACTATATGATAAATTATTTTTCCCAGAATTACAATAATTGCATGCAGGAACAATATTATCTAAAGAATATGATTTATTTGAATCTACTCTATCTATTCCGTTATAATAGAAATTAGCTTTTTTATATGAATCTCTATGTGGCCATCTCATAAATCCGTTAAATAATTTAAATGGCTTAACTCCACAATAATGACAATTTAATTGTGAATATGCAATGAATGTATTATAATCACATAATTTATAATTTACATAAATACTATTTGCGCTAGTTTTTTGTGGATGTTGTTTGGTTTTAAAATGTTTCATTTAACACCTTTGCCAACTAACATGATGCAAGG